AAAAGCACCCCAGGCAGTTGGAAAGTATGTTGTTTTCGTTCCCGCCAAACTACAAGCCCATAAAGGTTCACCAAAAACTAACGTTGTTTTATGTAAATGAGGTTTCATTCTTCAACTCCGAAATGTTTCTTAATCTGTCTAGCAATTCTATCTGCGGTATTAGTACAACATGCATCTCCATCAGTGATATCATCTTCACTAACTTGGGCACATTCTCTCACAATCAACTCGGCGAACTTTTCCAGTCCATCTAGTGGTTCTATAACTTGACCTTCTTTGTTGACAGCGACCATAAATTTGGGCTCGTCGTGAAGTCTGCTGATGCCTGCTTCTAATCTCAGTTGATTAATTCGTTCGTTCATTCCTCAACTCCAAAGTGCTTTCGGATAGTCTTATCAATACGCCGCTGATACTGTTCATCAGTGAATGTCAACGGAAATAGACTGGCACATTCTTCAATGATTAATTGAGCGAACTTCTTCTGGTCCAGTATGGGTACGCCCAGTATCATGTCGGTGGCTTGGGTGGCCAGTTCTTTGTAGCGTTCGTTCATTTGGGTATATTATACTCTCGGGTGTATTGGCTTGTGATTGATCCGTGCACCGGCGGTGCGGAGTATTGCACATTGGACTCTACAGGCAGCCCGAATCGCCGGCGTATATTCTTTTTGTCGGCCTGCGATCCGCAACAAGCCGCGCATTCTTCGACGATCAACTCGGCGAACTTTTCTGCGTGATCCAGACCCAGCCATTTACCGCTGCAGTCCGTACCGGCCTGAGCTATGAGTTCTTTGATTCGTGGGTTCATCCGCGCCTCATGGTGGAAATTTCCTTGGCTTCTTGATCGCTAAAAATCGGCACCATGTTGCTTTTGTGCATGGTACCAATGCCCATCATCTTATCGCCGGTATAGACCTTGGTGGCGGCCGGCGCCGTGCTGCCCAGGCCAGTATCCACGCTGGGAATATGTCGAGTGGATCGTTCGGCATTGATGCTTTTAGGCATGACAAAGGTCTTGCGCTGTACTTTGCGCACCGGACGAGCCGGATACTTGCGCTGAAGTTCGGCCCAATCCGCAGCCAGCTGTTCAGCGCGCTGCTTTTCTTCGCTGCTGCGATACTTCTGCGGACCTTTCTTCTTGCCCTGCAGACTAAGCCACGGGCCTTCGAGATGCATGCTCATCTTGCCTCCGTTGATAACGATATTCTCGCTTGATCCAGTACTTGTAGCGATGCCAATACTCAGCCATTGTATAGGGAGTTTCAGAAAATGTCAAGTGTTCTTCGCAGTTCTCTATCCAGAGACAGCGCACCCAGTTCCGAAACTCCGAGGTTTTCATTGCGAGGTGGTTATGGTGAATCGCGCAAAGGCATTCAAAATCCAAACCGCGCTCCAGGTTTCCAGAGTGAACGGTATGGCCAGCGCAGGGAACAGGGCGTTGAGGCCGGTGATCACAAACCAAGGCACTCCAATGCCCAAGGCCAATGCGATTAGAATGAACACCGCTACACCACCGGTGCTGCCAAAGTATTGTGTGAGATTAAGTTTCATAGATTATCCATTACAATAAAAATCGTTGACAATGAGTACGCCGTTGAGATAATAGGGGGCACGTGGTACACATCGGCGTTGCGGTGAATGAAGATGTGCGGGCAATGGCATGCCATTGGGAGCATAGTGCATGGATCCGTCGGCCGGAGCAGGACGAACTTCTCGCTGCGATGGCGCCTGGGTGGCAGCCGCTGGTCGACCTGCGGGTTGTTCCGGCAGAGTTGCCTTGAGTGATACGCCAGCCTGCGCTGTGCTGCAGATCATTGCAGCCAAGATTAGTTTTCGCATGCGACCTCCGCTGACTGCTGCAGCCAGGCCTCAAACTGCTGCTGTTCTAGCTCCATCTGAGCTACCCAGTCGTCGAAGCTGCCGACGAATTCTTCCCATTCAAGATTTCGTTCCATAACAAAGACCTCCATCAAGCAAACAATGCTTCGTAGACATACTCTTTTACAGCGGTGTCGGTGGCCTCACCGAAGGCCTCGGCATCATACCAAGCCAGGTCCCGCAGATTCTGCTCCACCAGCTCCCACTCTGACCGGTGTTGGCGGTGATATGCAACAATAAACGCCACAGCCTGGTTACCACGATCAGTGAACATTCCGAAATTTGACATCATCTTCTCCTTATCATTTACCATACCATATAGTATAGCACCTTGATCCGAAATGTCAAGCCCCGCAAAAGCCAGTGATATCAAGCACTTTCCGCCGGTGTTTTCACTACATCTGGCAGAACGCCGGGAAAAGCCTGGCGCACCACAGCCGCAGTCACGCCGCGATAGCGACGATGCAGCTGCTTGTCTTTGAGCGCAATCAAGAGATCGGCTTCGATGGCATTGATGCCCTCCAGCATTTGGATGAAGAGTTGTTCAGTTCTCAGTCGAGCCACATTCTTAGGTCGGCGTGGATGATCTTTGATGAAGAGATATAGTCGGCGATTCTCTGAATAAAGATTGGCTTCGGCCATGCCCACCGGTAGGTTGGTGCGTTTGAACGGCGGTGCACCTTCGGGCAGATCAAACGCTACCGTAGTGTCAAAATTCAATGCTAAGATATACATCAACAGCTTGTTATCGCTATGTCGTTTTAGAAATTCGATGCGTTCTTTTTCGTTCTTGATGTCGCTGGCCTGCTGTAAAATTTCCGGTACCAGTAGTTTCATTAAAAGTCTCCGATGTGTTCCAGCATGTTTTTCATGCGGTTTTCTATAAAATAATTCAGCAGCTGGCTGCGATCCTTGCGAGGCTGTGTAGTCCAGGCCTCTACAATGCCGTTGCGTACGGCATCGGGTATGCAGTCAAAGTCGATGAGATAGCGATTGCGATTAAAGTTACGAGCCGTATCGACATCTACGGCAGCCTCAAACTCGTCGGGCTGCAGGGTCACCCAGTCGGCCAAGCGTTTACTGCTCACCGGCTTCTGCCGACTCTCGGTAACAAAGCAGTCATCGGGGCTAAGAATATTGGGAATGCCATCGCCTTTGTCGCCTTTGATGATGTGCTCCATCAAGTAGGCATTGATCGAACCCTCGGGTTTGATCCACTTCTTATGAATAGGTGAATATTGACTGATGTTCTTATAGCGTTGCAGCTGTATAAAGTCGTGATCGCCGCTGAGAATCAGTACGGGCTCGGGTTCGGCTTCGCCGAACATTCCGTCCTGTACTAGATTATTGGTCTGTGTCCATACAGCCAGAGTGGCGATTACGTCGTCGGCTTCGGCACCTTCGACATCGATGACCTGATAGGGAAAGAACTGATGTAGCTCGGCGCGGATCTCCGCCAGGGTGTCGAAGATCAATTTCCAGTCAAAGCCGCTGTCGGCGCGAGCCTTTTTACGGCTGGCCTTGTAGTATGGGAATTTATCTTTGCGCCAGTATTTGCGATTGTCGCAGGCTATGACCATCTCGCCGTATTTTTCTCCGAACTTTACTCGGTAGGAACGTATGGCATTCACAATCATGTGGCGAATAAGATCTTTTCTTATCTCCACATCGGTGCGGCCTGCGAGTTCGGCCATGAGGGTGCTGATGGCAGTCTGATTGAAGTCAACTATGATCATGATGATCCTTGAATTAATGGTACTCCATTATATATGAAGTATGCAGAGATGTCAAGCCCCGCAGCATCAGAATGCATCATAGCGAAATGCGCGATAGCTTACGCGAGTCAAGACACATCGGTCGCCCTGTTCATTGACAAATTCGAAGCTGCCGTTGCTGGGATTAACCTTGACCAGATCGGCCTGCTTGAAGTCTGCGCTGTCGCGTTCCACTACGTCGCCGTCTTCGTCTACAACGTGTTCGGCCACTTCGGCTACTTCGCCTAACACTCGAGCTCGGCGGCGTGTCGTGACTCGATCCGCATAATCCTTGGGTCGGAAATGCAGTCGGAAGCCGTCGGGGTCCAGGGGATTGCCTTCGAAGGGCGAGGGATGATATACGGCATATTCCACATTCTTGATCCAAATCTGCGCTGTGTACTGCGCACCATCGCCGAACTCTGGTTTGGCATTCAACATCTTCAGGGCATCCTGCGGCGACTCGTTGTAGCGATTCATCTCCTCCACCAGAGCCTTGAGCATGTCAAAGTTAAACTCAGAAAACAGCTGCGCTATGTTGCAGATTTTGTTGATGTGATGCTGTTTGTCGGCATCGAGATTGTCTACACAGTATTCACGAATGAACTCCTGATCCAGACCTTTGAAGTCCAGCATGTAGAAGATACGACCCGGACGATTACGCATGTGCTTGTCCACGCGCCATTTGTCGTTGCAGGTCAGCACGAACAGCTTCTGCGAAGGATATACACCGTCCAGCAGAGTGAGTATGCTTTCCTGTTCGTCGTTGTCGTAGACTTTTTCGAACTCGTCGAAAAGAATCATGCAGGGCTGATCAATGTCTTGAATCAACTTGTTGAAGGCATCGCCGCGCCAGGCTGAATTGATTACAATGGTGGGTATGCCCCGGTCGGCGCAGTCCATGCTCAGCGTCTTGGCCAGCAGAGTTTTGCCGCTGCCTTTTTCGCCGGCCAGCATCACGCCCGTACTTTTGCCGGTGCGACTCAGGAAAGTTTCGATGATGCGATAGCTGTTGCGAGTAGTGTCGCCATAGACCTTGCCGATGCGTTCAAAGCCCGCAATCTGTTCCAAGAACATGGCGCCGAACATATCCTGCTTGATGATGTAGTTGCCCGCAGGCAGCTGGTTATGCAGGTCGATGCTGGCATTGTCGGCTACACGAAAGGTATTACCATTGCGAATAAAATAGCTCATTCATATCCACCATTAAAATAATTGTTGACTCGTTGCTGTGCTTCTTCGAGAGTTACGGCCCAGACTCGCGCAGTTACTACGCCGTCGCGCAGATGAATATCAAAGGGCAAGGGGCCGTTGAATTCAAATTCATCGGGAAGTTCTGTGACAATTTGAAACCGCTGCAGATTCTTCATTCTGTATATTACGTCTTCAACCTTCATATTCACCGTCCATTATAAGGTAATCAGTCCTCGATGTCAAATTTTTCTTCGTGCAGTTTCCGTTGTTCAAACCGTTTTTCCTGCACAGTCTTTTCTTTGAAGAATTTGCGGGGATTGCCGCACATCGCACACTTTGGATCGCCGCAGTTGAAGATATTCTTTTTGTGATTACGATGCGGTTCAGTCAAATATCTCCATCGCTCGTGTCCACTGCCGAGCTTATGATAGCCATAGTTTTTGGCCAACTGCAGCTGTCGTCGAATTCTATTTTCTTTTTGCTGCAGGCGTTCGCTGTGCTGCAGTTTGTCGATCTCGTCACTCATGATTCACCGTCGCGTTCTTCGATCATAAAATGTAAAAATAAAAATCCCACAATGCAAAGTCCCATGCCCAACACATCGGCATGACGCATGCTCCACATCAATGCCATGGTCCAGACGGCAAAGTTAATGTAGATCATATGCGGATATGGTTATGAAATAAATCTTCCACAGCGCGTGTTCTTTGTTCCACGCTGCGAGTACCCAGCACCACTACGCTGTAGCGACGACCATCCTTTTCAATGATCATGGCTATGCAACGACCGGCAGCGCTGGTAAATCCAGTTTTGCTTACTACTGTACTTTGAAATTCGTAGAGCAGTTTAAAGTTAGTATTACGCAGCGTAACCTTCTGTGTGCGTTTACGTCCAGCGACTTCGATGCGAGTCTGCGGTCTTGGGCTGATGTCGGTTATGATGGGATAGTAGCTGGCAGCCTCCAGCATGCGATGAATGTCGTGTGCTGTGCTGCGATTGTTGTTGCTAAGACCGCTGGGATCTTCGAACGTGGTGTGCAGCATGCCAATCTGTCGAGCGCGTCGATTCATGGCAGCAATGAACGCTGGTCTGCCACCAGGATAGTCTCGACTAATGAGTTCGGCCATGCCGTTATCACTGCGTATCAGCAGCAGATTAAAGGCATTGAAGCGTGATATTTTACCACGCTTGCCGCGCGCCAGACTGCGTTTTAAATTGCGATCGTAGTCCAGGCTCACCATGGCGGTCATGAGTTTAGTGATGCTGGCCAAGGGGCGTGTTTCATAGATGTTCTGTCCGTGAACTAGCTCTTGCGCATCTAGATCGTAGAGCAAGAAACTTGGTTGAGCGACGGCAGCAGAACTGACCAGCAGAAGAAGGGCAAGAAGTCGTTTCATAGAGTCTGTGATGTGTGGTGGAGATCATTTATTTATCAAGAGCGTGTTCTTGAAAAACATAGTGTCCGCCGCGTCGACTACTTACCCAATTTAGATGCCACATCATGTCATTTTTCTGCATGGCTCGAATGATTGCTTCGTTGCCACTCCAGCCTGCGGTGCTAATGCTGTGTTCCTTGACTATTACAATTTTTTCGCCTCGATGCGGTTGTCTTACTTCGGCGGTGCTCCAGCCCCAGTCCCGCATGTACCACAGACCTCGAATGAAGTCGAACCAACCCGGTATGTCATCCCAATGCCAGAGCTCAACAATCTCTAGAGCGTCTTCGGTAGGATAGCCATCGTCGTCTATGTAGTCCGCAGCCTCCATGAGCTCGGCAATTCGGGCCTGACGCTGCCGCAGTTGTATCTCAAATTTTTCTTGCCAGGCTTGGGATACGTCGCTCATGATATAATAAACGCCAGAGTTAGTAGTATTGCCAGCCACTCAACTAAGGTGAAGTGTAGCCAAGCGTCCAATACACCTGGAAAGTGCTGATACATCCATGCTTGAAATCGCCACAGCATCGTCGTCTCCTCAATTAAGGTTCCTTCTTTTCCGCAGGCTGCACTATGGCCGGCGGTGGCTCCGGCGGCCATATCTTGTCCTTGATGTAACTTGCTCCGAACCATCCCCAGGCAGAGAAAAATCCCCACATGACGATTTCCGCAATCATCTACACACCGCCTGAATTTCAGCACTGGTCATGCCGCGCTGCATGGCCAGACTGCGACACTCCTGTCGGTGATTGCTGTCTATTACTGCGGTGATAAAAATCATGGCAAAAAGCAAAAGAATGCCGGCTATAAAAACTATGGGTCCTTTGATGTCATTCATTACAATGTCCTTAAAAGAAGAGTGTCTTCGTTGATGCGACCGTTCAATGCTGTCTCGGTGGTGCTGAGATCGGTAAGTATGCGTCGCAGTGCAACCTTACCAGCAGACAAAACCTTGGGAATTACCTCAGCGGGTTTACGCAGAGTGCGTTGACGACTCTGTTCCGGATCCCAGCCCTGCAGGCTCGTGCCCTTGACACTAAATCCCGCGGGCCCGACAGCGTGATATACACCGAGCCGGCGAGTCTTGATGTTATAGACCCAGAGCTGTTGCGTACCTACGATGCTGGCCGGCAGCACACTCTTGAGTCCGAGCTCGGCGAACTCCGCACAATGTTTGATCTTGGCCACCTGTTCGCCTGCGGGCTTGGCCTTCTTTACGCGAATCTTGCGATTGGCTTTCTTGAAGTTGGCATAGCGTTCCGCATCTTGAATGACCTGATCATACCATTTTGTCAAGGCCGTAATTTGTCGTTTCTTTAGGTGTCCGTATCCTTCTCGGAGTTGCTCGTCTGTGTCCATAGCATCAAGCTCAGCCAGACGACGACGGCAAAGGTCAATCGCCGCCGCCATGTACTGTCGAGCGACATTGCCAGCTTGACAACGGCGAAAGAAATCAAAGCCGTTGTTAACGTAGCCGTTAAGGATAAAGTCATCGAGTTCTCCTTCGAGGTCGCCTAAAAATTCGGCCTGACGTTCGGCCATGCTGTCTTGAATGCTGCGCTTCACCACCGGCTCGGGTTCGACCTCGGCCTGTACCTGCACGGGACGACTCATGCAACGATCTAGATGTTCACGAAACCGCTGCATGAAGTCTTCGGAAAAAGTCGATCCCTGCAGCAGCATGCGAGCCATCCAGCCATAGGTCAGCACAAACTCATTGGTGTTGATGGCATCCCATTCCTTGACGCGGCGCGCGTCGTTCTTCTTTAGCCAGGCTCGTACATAGGCCACCGCGTCCTTGCGATCCTTTTCATAGCTGTACCAATTAAAGGTCTGCATCAAGATACCGCGTTCCGCATCGCCGGCATAGTCACGGGGCTTGGGTTCGGCTCCGCTAACCTTGGCCATGATGGCATCAACGCGTTCACTCATGCAGGTCTCCGAGACTGAAGCTGAATTGACGAATACTATCCCAGCGGAAACTGCGCCAGGCCTTCTTGTCTAGATCCCACACACTCTGTGCGGCTTCGCTGGTCTTGCGCTGCGGAGTCTCCGCACTTTCTACCACGGGAATGAGGTCTGGATGCAGGGTACAGTGCAGCCAGCGTTCCGAACCGTCGGCTTTGGTGAAGCAGACATTGACTCGCTCCGTGCGGAGCACACCGCGAAACCATTCACGGAAATTAGTCTGTTCTTCGTCACTGGCTGTGCTGTACCAGTTAGGGTTCCAAATATCGAGAACTGGATTACTCATCGTACAAACCTTTCACAAATATAGCGCTTGGCTTCGCGCACGCTTTTAAATTTTTCGTCGTTGATTATAATGGACTTTCCCTGCAGTGTCAAGTTAAATTTATCGGTGCGGAATACATAGACTTTTTTGCCCTGCACCGTATCCTTGCTGTACTGGTGATCAAAGCCCGCAAAATACAGCGTGTCCATCAACTCGTCGCGATTCTGCAGGGCAATAAATGCGTCGTTCATCAGTGTATCCTAAATTTTTGGAGGTAGTCAGTGGCCTGGCTGTAGTCATTGTCCATGAGCAGCAGGCGATCAAATTGTTCCAATAAAACCAAGATGATCAGACTGTCAACCTGCTGGCTTAACCGCAGCGGCAAACTGTCCTGCCACTCGTGCAGATCTTCTTCGGAGTCAAAACTCCACATGGCATCCAAGAGCTCAACCTGTTCCAAGGTAAGACCGTTAATTTCGATTCCGCGGTCACTGCGTTCATTGCTGGATAATTTCTTGCTGCGGTATCCGCTCATCTTAGGCTCCGTAGATTTGTTCACGTGCACAGGCCATGACTTCTTCGACATCAACCTTGATGCTGCGACTAAAACGCACATCTTTGTCGTTGCGTTCCAGCATGCTAAATTTACCGAATTTGGTGGGCTTGAGCGCCTTGGCCTTGCCACCCTTGCCATAGGTCACCATGGTGCCGGTGGTTGAACAGAAATAATAGCTGTTATAGGCCATGTCTACACCACGACCCTCGACATTGACTCGCTTGAGCTTGTAGCCCAGCAGCGGTCCCAGCTTGCCTTCGACGAAAATAGTATCTGGATTGGTGTTAAATTCAGCATAGCGTTTCATATCATCGACCCTTTCTATCTTGTTCAGCATCATAGATTATAAACACTCCGCATATTACTGTCAAGACACAAAATACAATTTCTATGGTTTCCATGTCGTTCTCCAATTACATTGACCAATAAGTTTCGCTCGATGGTGAGCAATAATTCGGAGTGTCATAGCGTTCTTGGAACTCTCGACCACCGATCAGGTTCTTGCGGGTTACAAAGGTTTCAAAAACTTCTACAATGAAGCCTTGCTCACGCTTAGCAGTCGCAACGGTGTTGATGTAGTCTCGGGTGCTGGGTGCAAAGTCTATGACTTCTACAAACCGCAGGCCCTTTTTGTTACGACCATAGCGTTCGTCTTTACGGATCCGGCGATCGGCTTTGAAAATTTCTAGGGTATAAGCTGTTAATTTCGACATTTCGTTCTCTCCTTATTTACTATACCTCTATTCTATAGGAACGAACCGAATTGTCAAGCCTTTTCTGCCGCGTCGGAGGCATTGATCTGCTTGGCTTCTGCAACGGCTTTCTTGGGCTTGGGGTACTTTACGCACCAAAGACAGCGCGTACTGGGCCGACCTGAGAAGTATTCTTGTACATCGAAGCCCTGGAATCCACAGCCCAGACAAGTGAATTTCTTCATCTCGGGCTCTGCTGCGTGTTCTGCTGGCTTGCTTTTGCGTCTCGCCATGTCGGACCCTTATTTCACGACTTCACGTGCGACCTTCTGCACCTTGTGTACTCCGCTGTCGGCCCAGTTAGCAAACCGCGATACGCCCACCGTAGCCACAACTATGCCGATGATGATGCCAACAAAGAGATTGGTCATTATACTACTCCGGCTGCCTCGGCAGCAAGTTTCTTAATGGCTCGACCCGCAGCTTCTCGGCTGTTGGTAAAGGCATAGTCGTCGCTGAGACTATTGAAGCCTTGGAACAACTCCCACTCATCGTTGACCAGCCATTCAACTCGAACATCGTAGGCTACATCGAACGGCGAACCAGCGTGCACGATTCGCACCTTGCCCCAGTCATTTACTATACGCATGCTTCCATCTCCAAAATTAGATTGTAAACTTTACTACGCTGCATGTCAATTCGTGCATTGGTTTCTTCGTCAAAGCAGCCAGCCTGTTCATCTAGATTGATCAATTCTTCATACATTAAATCCAACAGAGTTTTGTCGCTCATAATGCCTCCTTAGGCCCAGACAAGTTCTTTTGCGGGGAACATGATGCTACCGTCGTACTCCAGCTGACTTTTTTCAAATTCCGTGAGTTCTGCTTCGCCGATCAAATCCCAGCCAATTACGGATTCCATATAGCCATCGTTGGCGGTTTCAATCTCATCGCGCAGAGCCATTACAGCCATGGTGGCTTCTTCTTCGTTCTTAATGCCCCGCACAACATATTCGTCGCCACCCTTGGCCTTCCAATAGGCCTCGTCACCCACACCCAGGGTGCCGTCTTCCCGCCAAGCATAATTTTCCCAGACCTGAGTAAGAATAACTAATTTCATATCATCTCCTTTTCTTTACTATAACGCCATTCTAGCATCACGATTCGAATTGTCAAGCACTTCTACGACCGGTGTGATTCAGCGCCGGATCATATACTGAGATCAATTCGCGTTCTAGGGCATGAGCAGCAGCCTTACCTCTGACAACCTGGTAGATACCGTAGCTGTGAGCCACAGTACCGTATTTGACGATGCTGTTGCACAGAGCCCAGCCCTTGTCTTCGTTGAACGCACGCCAGACGTGCTTTTGTATTCTAACCCGCAGGTCTTTCTTGCTGCGACCCGCTGTGATACCCACGTAACGATCACCGGTAACATTATTGATGATGACATATACTATGTGGCAGCGATCGGTTCTTTTCTTTCTCATCATACTACCATTATAGCACCTTGCACCGAAATGTCAAGCCGTAGGAGACCCATTGATCTGCTTGGCATTTGCGTTAGAGTTTGACGTGACTGCGGTGGATTCGGCACTGAATAATGCCGTTGTACCAGGCGTCGGGCTGTTCCAGCACCCTGAATGAGAATTGTTCGCGGGCTTCGATGTAGCTCAGCGTGCCCTTGGTGCCACAGAGATAAAGGATGTCGCGACGAAAATTGTCTGCTCCGAGCCGCTCTACGTCGGCCTGAAGTTCCGGGCTCGAACTCCAGTAGGTCGGCCAGTCGCTGGCTACCTTGGTGCGTTTCTTCTTGCCCTTGACTTGTCGCGTTTTGCTGAATTGAAATAGCTTCTTGCCGATGTAGCGTCGGCCGTCCACTAGATTGGTGATCATGTAGACGAAACCAACATTGCTGCCAATGTCGGCTTCGCTGAATTCCCGTCCATTATAAAACCACATGAATAAATCTCCGATGATGTCGGCTATTTATTCCTCTTCTATGTCATAGTTTTCTTCGGGATCTAATTCGGTGCCGCAGAACGGGCAATAACGAACCTCATAGTAGTGGTCGTCCATGTCATACTTTATTCTAAATACTGCATCACAGGCTTCGCATTCATGATGGGTTGTTGGCATTATTGTTTTCTTTGTATTGTCGACACGACACTCCGTGATTGTTCAAATAGTTTACACCAAGATCGTTGCGATAATATTGGTCATACCAGACTTCGGCAATGCCGCTCTGTAAAATCATCTTGGCACATTGTTGACATGGAGCATGAGTAATGAACATTGTTGCTCCGTCGCCGCTTTCATGACTGCGCGCCAGCTTGGCTATGGCATTTTCTTCGGCATGAATAACTGTGTCTAGAGTTCGCAGCCTATAGGGCCATTGACCGTACTCCGGATGTTCACCGGTCAGCGGAAATAGTTGCTGCAGTTCTTCTGGGGCAAGCCAGCCGCCGGTGTTGCGCGGCATCCACTCTAGTTCTTCGCAGTTGTTGTCATCGCCCGGCGCGGTGCCATTATAGCCAATACTTATAATTCTATGCTCTTTGACTACTATGGCGCCAACCTTAAGCCTTTGGGCCGAGCTTAGACCGGCGTACCTCTGGGCAACATCCAGGTGCGCGCGAATTATTTTTGATTTCATTGATTGCCGTCCATTTATTCAGCGGGCAGTGCTGGCCCTTTAATAAAACCTTGCCGGGCATGAAGCAACCACATTCGCGACATACCTTTACTATGCTGTTAAAGCTGTCGCAGTCTCGGCAGATTGCCATGCGTTGTTCAGCATACTCAGGTAGCATAACCCACCATTGGGAAGTACGTTAAGAATTTGTCGGGCTCACCACGAACCTGCTGTATGCGTTGCTTGATCTCAGCAAAGAAGTTCCAGGCCAAGGGTATAAACACCATGGGCACGCCCTCGTACTTCTTTAGTTCGTCGATGCTAACAATGGGTGTTCGTACACCGGGCGCAAACTTGCCCTGCTTCAGCGGATTGTCGTCGATGATGAAGTCTAGTTCTAATTTAGCAAAATTCAGCACAGTCATGCCCTTGGCAGCCGCACCATAGCCCACTACCTTGTAGCCCTGATCTCGAGCCTGAGTTACCGCTGTGCGCAGTTCATCCATGAGGCGATGTGCATTTTGCGCCCAGAGTTCATAGCGACGCAGATCGTTGAGGCCGTCGTTGCGATCCAGGTTCAGCAAATTGCCTATGCGGAAGGGCCGGCCCTGTGACTTGTGCATTACTACAATGTAGCTGTTGCCGTGTATGGGCTGTTTAACGATGTCTTGAATGAACAGTCCGGCGCGATCCGCAATTTTAATCAGACTATGCACATTGAAAAAGTTTACGTGTTCATGGTAACAGGTGTCAAATTCGTTGCGACGAATCATATCAACCTGAGAAATCTGCATGAAAAAATAACCATCGTCGGGCATGATGGCGCGCACATTTTTAAGAAACTGCAGGGCATTGTAGTTATGTGCTACTACATTCTGCGCCACAATCACTTTTGGTTGAATTCTCGCCAGGCCTGGCAAAGCTCGCGCATCAAAATAACCACAAACAACATCGTGTCCTTTTTCTTTGGCCAGTGGCACGATGTTTTCTGCAGGATCGATTCCGTAGGTGGTCCAGCCCAGCTCTTTAAAATGTGTTAATTGTGTGCCGTCGTTGCAGCCGATGTCCAGCACACTGCCAACATATTGACCAGTGAACTCCTGTACAAATCCCGCAAACCAACGCATGTTCTCGTACAAGGTTTGTGTGGTACCGCTGACATAGAGATAATTTTTAAACATTAAATCCGGATCTACCGCATGGCTTAATTGTACATGCTGGCATTTTTCACACACCAGAGCGCGCAGGGGAAAGGTTGGTTCTTCTTGATCTGGTGTATCGAGGTAGCTATTGGCCAGGGGTTGCTCACCCAGATCCAGTGCCAGCAGTAGGTTGTTGTGGCCGCAGGCGTTGCAGCTTCGAAGTTCTGTGGTTTGATTCATTGATATTCCTTGGGGGTAGTGCGATCAGTTATGATGCATTGATCTAAATTTTTGGCTACGTGTTTAATTACGTCGGCACGTTGACTACGGAATTTAAATTTAAACTCTCGTTCGAATCGCGTATTGTCAATCACAAAGTCATACACACCGGCTCGGTCCGGTGTCTGTTTTAATTCAGCTCCGACATAATGACATACATCTTCCGCAATGTCAATAACTCTGTCGTTGAAACTGCAGAGGTCGTAGATGCCACTGCGAGGCACCGGCGTGTCCAGCATCTTGGCCATGGCTCGACACAGATCCTCCATGGCCAAGATTGGTCGTTTTACATACTGATTGTTCACAGTAACAACGCCGGTGTTTACAGCATTGTTCACCATGGCATTGATCATCAACTCACCACGCAGGTTGGGGCTGAAGCCGTTCACAGTACCGAAACGACAACCGATGATTTTATATCCTTCGTTGATGAAGCGCCGAGCTTCGAGATCTAAAACATACTTGGTGATGTCGTAGTTATTGATGGGCTGGAACACCGAAGCTCCGCCATTGCCGTACACTGAACCGGAGCTGGCATAGATCAACTGCTGCGACCGATTCATTTTCTTCACCAGGCCAACAAAGTTGCTGACATTGTTGATCCAGCTGCTTTGAATATCGCCGTCGCACATTTTAACGCCGCTGTGGCCGGCCAGCAGAATAATTGCCGCAGCTTCTTTGACTACGTCTTCCGGAAGATTGCGATAATCGTCCACCAGCACGCCGGCTTCGGGTGTGCTGTACCAACCTATGTCCACGCTGGCAACATCATGTCCTTCGGCTGCCAAATATTCATGCAGGCGTGTTCCGATGTAGCCTGCTCCACCAATCAATAATATCTTTTTCATCCAAGTCTCGAATACATGTTGGGTTCAATGGTTAATTTGCTACGCACTTCATCAATCTTGCCTAGTAATTTATCACCCCAGCGATCCCACAGCAAGGTATCTTCTTCGTCGTTGAGGTTTTGTCGCCACCAGCTGTCCAGGGCTACTTCCTGACTAGGGTCTGTGGGTGGACGATCAAATCTATAACCGCGCGGTTGCTTGATGCGAGTAAACCATTCATAGCTCTTGCACCAATAGTGATTGATGCGCATCTTATTCCAACTGGCCACGCCCCCGAGGTTCCAGCCCTTGTCTACGGGAATGATGCGACCTTCGAGATCCGTAGTACCAAATTCTGTGCTGTATACATGCGGATTGGTGGCTCGAATCCAACCACCGCGGCCGCGACCACGCGCAATGCTCTTCATGTGATAGTGCAGGGGATAGTCCTGTGGGCCGCGGCGAGTATAGTTTTGAGTAATGAGGTCTGGACAGTCGCCGGGTTCGTTATGACCATTGCTGCCAAAATAGGTCCAGTACACACCGATGGCACTTACTGGATCGTCCCAATGATCCCACAGTACGTCCCGCACAGTCTTACCTTCTTCCATGGGCAACATAAACTCGTCGGTGTCGTTGTAGCTAATCCAATCACATTCCGGACGATAGGTATCCAGATAATGCTGCATCATGGGATAGCTGACATTGCAGCCTTCGACATCGTTGATGGTGATGTCATAGTGCCGACTCAGTTGCTCGTAGATTTCACGGGTATTGTCTTCGCTCTGGTGATTATAGATATAGAATTTGGTAAAGCCCTGCAGTAAATACCAGCTTAACCATTCAACAATCCATTTACTTTCATTCTTTTGAATACTGGCTATGCCCAGTACCTGCTCATCTTTGGTCATTTTATTCCTCAAAAAGAATTTCTTTTAATCGCTTTTGACAGGACGCCCAGCTCCAGTCCTGTTGCATTTTTCTTACAGCCTCGCCGTGTTGGTTGATGGCTCCGGTGATGCTGCGATCCGGATAGGCTCGACAATATTGATGTATGTGTCGGAAGGTTTCGTTGCGACTCACCAGCAGGGGTCGACCCGATGCTATGGCCTGATCGGTGACTGCGGCCAGGCCCGGCATGTGACGGTCATACATGAACATATTCAAGGTATTGCGACTGCACCAGCGAATCAAGTCTGCATCGTCAAAAAACTCTCGAGTAAATTCTACTTCGATGCCGGGACGTGCGTGCTTTAGACACTGCTGCCGAATCATCTCATACATGGTGTCCTGCGGATCGGCATAGGTAGCCCGGGGAATATTGATTCGTATGCGAGCCTGGTTCAATTCCTTGGCTGCGGCTTCGACAATGCGATCAAAGTACTTGTCTTGAGTAGCAAATCCAAAGCTACCGATCACCGGAACATCCGACTCAATGTATGCATCAACTTCAGCCGGAGGTATGGGTCGGGGGAAAGCATGGAAGCGATCGTGATTGCTAACATAGGTAGGATCCATGACAAGATAGCCATCAAAGTCGTCGCTAAACAATCGACTATAAGGGTTGCCGGGCTCCATTTCCAGTATGATGCTATACTTAACACCGGCCAGCCTATGTAGATGTTCACTGAGTATGTTTTCAGTGCCTCGCATAGTAATGTCATGATAATTGAAAATATAGGCATCATAGGTCTCCTGTTCAACTTCGTCAATCACCACACGCCCTTGGTATAGAGCTGCTACATCGAAGTTGGGAATTTCCACGTAGTCCAGATCCCAGTGCTCGCTGCCTTCGAGAGCCTGGAAAATCTGGACGCCGCTTTTATAAATGCTGCAGTTTGCTGCTCGTGTATTAAGAAATAAAAATCGAGGTTTCATCAATCACCATAATTAGCTTGCCCAGACGTCGTGCCAATCTCCGCTGAGTGCGCCCTTGGCATAATCCGTAGCGCGGTTTTCAAAAAAGTTCGTATGTGTTGGTGCGTTGATCATTTCTTCGACCCAAGGCAGGGGGTTCTTTTTAACCTTGAAGATACCCTTCATGCCCAGTGCAATAAGTCTGCGATCCGCGATGTAACGTATATATTGTTTGACGTCGGCAGCGGTCAATCCTTCGATGCCACCCATGTCAAAACTTAGATCAATGAATCGATCTTCGAGCTCCACCATTTTTTCTGCGATGGTGTAAATACGGCTCTTAAGATCATCGTTCCAAATTTCCTTGTTCTCTTCCACATAGGTACGAAACAGTTTGATCATGCTTTCGCAGTGCTGAGTTTCGTCAACAATGCTCCAGGTCACAATCTGTCCCATGCCCTTCATTTTACCGGTGCGAGGGAAGTTAAGTAGCATGATAAAGGAACTGAATAGCTGCATGCCTTCGGTGAAAGCACTGAATACTGCAATGTGAGCAGCAGTAGAAGCCCGATCGCCATTCTGTGAGCTAATACCAAGCAGGTAATCATGCTTGTCACGCATTTCTGTGTATTCCAAGAACTCATTGTAGGTACTCTCCGGCATGCCCAGTGTTTCAATTAAATGACTATAGGCCGCAATGTGCAGAGCTTCGCGAGCCCCAAATCCCAGCAACATCATTCTTACTTCGGGCTGTGTAAAATACGGCAGATAATTCTTAACATAGCCGCCGGCAACATCGATATCGCCCTGTGTAAAGAAACGAAAAATGTTGGTTAAAAATTTCTTTTCTGCTTCGGTGAGACGATTTTTCCAATCTTTGACATCTTCCAGCATGGGCACTTCGGTATGCAACCAATGACTCTGTTCGTGCTTCAACCAACTCTCATAAGCCCAGGGATAATTAAAAGGTTTAAAATGATTGCGCTCATCGGTTAGTTTTAGTTTTATTTTGCTCATCTTACCTTTCCATTAATTTGTCTACGAATTCCAGCAGTAGTCTGCCGTGATTATTGTTGTGCCAGTGACGTTTTAAATAGGGACGATCGTACCAAAAGCTCTGACTTTCTAAGTGAGGGCCTATGAGTCCGATGCGTCCCTGAATAATGGCGGCTGGATCGCCGTTGTGATATCTTGCTATGACATCGAATTTTGATTCATCGCCGATGAACGCAGGTCCATCGTAAAAGAAGAATCGGTCTGTGTTACCGTTCCAATCACACTCCACTGCTTTACTGTAGTACCTTCGGGTACAGCTGTTGGGACGTTTAATGTACTGTTCAGTTTTGATATCTGTAAGCCCAAAATAGTGGTTATCAGCCCAATAGGCGCCCATGCAAATCCCCAGATAGCGTCCACCTCTAGCAACAAATTTCTGTATGCGGGATCGATGGTGCTTAAAAAGAAAATCCCAAGAATCGCTGTCGCCGACACCGCCAGGAAATACAACCATATCGACGTCATCAAAAAAATCGTCTTCGAGTTCATGTTTAGTAAATATCTTGAATCGGTATCGGGGACTCAGGGCTTGTATGATGCCATTGGCACTTTGCACACTACAACGCGGCTGATGTACAAATACTGCTATGGTTGGTGGCATTTAATCACACCAGCTCTTTTTTGCTTCTCCATGATAAGGGCGGGCCAGCTGATTGTCAATAAGCATTTTGCTTAAACTCTGACCATCGATGATGACATCGCCCAACACTCGACCGCCGAACTTATCCCAGTCTTTGATTTCAATCTGAATCTTTTTAGCTTCCGCTACCTTCTTCTTAGTGAAGTCTGTGGCTGCCTGACCACCCTTGGCTTCTTTGTCGCACTTGGCACGCGGAGCCTTTTCCGGAGTATCCACACCCAATACACGCAGACTCAGCAGTGGTTTGAGCGGCGGCGGCAACCATTTAGCTTCAAACTCTACGGTGTCGCCATCCTTGACTCGCGTTACTTTCCAATCATAAACCTCGGCTTGTGCGAGGCCGGCGCTTGCCCAAAGTGTCAGTGCTAATAGTGCTTTTTTCATCGATGTTCTCCTGTTCGTACATTACGGTATTTGTGTCGCCCAAGAACCACTTGGGCTTGGTTTCTACTATGTATTTCTTGGTGCAGACTCGGAAGTCCGGAAACAGCATTTCTCGGGGATTACTGGCTGCGTCCAAGAACAGACAACGGTTATTGGGTTGTGCTGCGAACTGACCATTGTCTAACTGCATGAAGTTAAAACTCTTGTGATCCTCGGGCCATTCAGCATAGGTTGTGTCTAAAGTGTTGGGGTCGGGTGCGCTGTTGTCTACTGTGAATAGATATTCGCCTTCGTAGAAGTTTTTATCCTTGGCATAGAATTTACAGGTCAGGTTTCGTAGAAATGACTTCTGTACTACGGTAAAGTCATGACTAAAACAATCCCAGATCTGCAGAGTATCTAGAGGTAAAAACTTTTCAGGGTCAAGATTCTCTGTGCGAGAAACATACGCTGATAGAGGTAACTTGTCATAAAGTGCGCCATAATTGGGTAAATAACTTTCAATGCGAAATGCCTGTCCTCGAATGCTTTTAATCGACACCCAAATGCAGGGTTCGTATTCTCCATGACCAGTTTCAAAGTCGTAGAGAAATTCTTTTCTTATGTAACAATGTACTGGGGGAATGTTAGCTACCAGATGCGCCATGTAAATACATCCAAAGTAATAAAACGATTAAACAAAAAAGAATGAACCAGTCAAAGATATCCACTATGCCACCTGAGCCAAGACATAGATCGCAGATACCAACATAGCCTTGGTGTGCATGTCGTCGGCTTCGGCGTCTAGACGATCGCTGCGCACCAAGTCCTCCAGCAGCTCTTTATATTCGTCTTTGGTGAGATCGCCACGAGCCAATTGGTCCTGTAGATCCAAGGCCAGCTGTGCGCGCTGCGCAGCCCAGGGTTTATTGCTTTTTGCTAGTTGGTTAAGATCGCTCATTTAAAATCTCCCTAATACAGCGTTGGCGACTGCGTTGCTCTGCGAGTCCAGTATTTTCTTTTTCATATTACAATAGGTCTCACTGCCTTGTCGTTCTGTGCTGCGTCGATAAAAATCAGCCACAGTTTCATTCATGGGCTGTGCTGCACGCAGCACATCGCGTGTATCCTTGGCTTGGCTATACAACACCAACCATTCTAGATTGGTCTTAATGACCGCTACCTGCGGAGCGTGTGGCTGAGTACAGTCCAGCGCCAGTACGGACTGTCGAAGGTCTATGACTACACGACTTTGATTGTCATCCCAGAAGCTCGGTATTTTGTCTTTAATGGTAGAACATCCCGCAAGCAATGCGAGTACGACGGCGAAGATTAATTTTTTCATTGATTCTCCGGTTATACGGTAAATGACGAGCCACAACCACAGGTGGCTGTGACATTGGGATTGCGTATTTTGAACTCTGCACCCATCAGTGTTTCTTCATAATCTATGGTGGCTTCGTTCATGTACTGCATGCTCATGCTGTCCACCACTACACCCACACCATCACGATCGAAGGTATGATCATCTTCGGACGGTGCCTGATCTTCCAGAGTAAACCCGTACTGAAATCCACTGCAGCCTCCGCCCTGTACAAAGATACGAAGTCGCAGATTGGGATCTTCTTCATTAATTATCTGGCGAATTTTTCGCACTGCGGCATCACTGATGGTCACCATGTTGTACCTTTTTTACTTTAACTTGTTTTTAAACATTTTTATTAAAACTCGATACATTTCTCTGGACTCGGGTCGCATCGGAGGTTCACGATTCAAGGCTCCTCGATAATAATGATTCCATTCATAACTATAGCGAGGAAAGTTTATCATAGTACCATCGGGGTAAATCTCTGAAATGTCATAGCTTGGTTCTTTGGTTATTGGATCTATGGACGGCACTATGTGAATTTTTGATATTTCATTCCAGTCCGCTATATCCTTTGCAAATCCCATCAACGGCATCAATAACAGCAAAAATGATAAAATAATTTTCATGATTTTTAACCTGCTATGGACATCAACACCAGCAGTACAACTACAATTGCTTGCAACATGATTGTTCCTTTATGTGGTAAAATATTTTATGGCTTCTACCAAACCGCCATAGATCAATCCACACATGATAATGAACAACGGCGGCACGATGAAAATCAGATAAAACCAAATTATCAGACGGCCTATCATCCTTCGCAGGCCAAACAGTCGTTGCCCTCGGCTAGTGCCTTGAGATCAATTTCCTGTATTACTTGTCGTTCGATTTTACGGGCAACCTTGTCGGCTTTGCCGATTTTCTCTGAGCGACAGTAGTAGAGCGTTTTGAGACCGGACTTCCAGGCTTGGAAATGTACTGCGTGAATGTACTTGACATTTGCGTCGGGTCTGAAGAACAGATTGAGTGATTGAGCTTGATCAATATACTGCTGGCGGTCTGCGGCATGCTGTACAAGCCATCGTTGATCGATTTCCATCGATGTTTTAAATACTTCTCTCTGCTGTTCATCGAGTACATCGGCAAGGTGTTGAACACTGCCGTCGTTGGCAATGATGCTGGCCCAGATTTCATTGTAGTCCAGTTTTGAATCAGTGTTGCATTTTTCCCGAATGATTGCGTCCAAGAATCGGTTTTTATTGAGCATGCTTCCCGATAGTGTGTCTTGTCGGTAAGCGTTAGCACGATAAGGCTCGATGCTAGGGCTAGTATTACCCATGAGAATGCTACTAGATGCGTTGGGAGCAATAGCCATGACATGACTGAAACGACGACCAGTGCCGACAGCGTCGGGAGCTTCGCCGCGTTCCTTACCCAATTCAAGATTTGCATGATCCAATCCTTCTCGAATGTGTTTGAAGATTTTTATGTTGCGTCCCACGGCCATAGGAGTTTCCCAGGCGAGGCCGTTGCGCTGAAGATAAGCATGCCAGCCAAGAGCGCCAATGCCAATGCTGCGCTCGCGGGTAGCTGAATACTTAGCCCTAGCGATAGCGTTAGGAGCATGGTCAATGAAGTACTGGAGCACGTTATCCAGCATCTCAGCAACATCTTTAAGAAACTGCTCATTGTTTTTCCATTCATCGTAGTACTCCAGATTGAGACTGCTTAGACAGCACACCGCGGTGCGTTGCTTGTCCGTGGGTAATATGATTTCACTGCATAGATTGCTTTGCTGAATTTTTAGGCCAAGCTTCCGTTGAAACTCCGGCATGCCGCGATTGCTGGTGTCGATGAAGTGTAGGTACGGCTCGCCAGTCTGCATGCGCATTTCTAAAATACGCTGCCAAAGTTCGCGGGCGCTCACAGTATCCTTGACTTCTTTGCTGTGCGGATCACGCAGTTCCCAGGTATCATCCACAGTTTTGTCCAGCATGCAGCGTTCGATGATCTGCATGAAGTCGTCGGTGATATTGATGCCGTGATGCAGATTCAGGCAACGCATATTTTGATCGCCGGTGGGCTTGCGCATTTCCAGGAAGATTAAAATATCAGGATGGCTGATATCAAGATATGCAGCATAACTACCGCGACGAGTCCGACCTTGTCGGTAAGCGAGAGATGATGCGTCATATGTGCGAAGGTGTGGCATGATTCCAACACTTTTATCATCCGCTGAACGTATTCCCAGACCAATGCCAACTCCTCCGCCCAGCATGCTGAGCCAATTTACTTCACTGAGCGTATCCACCAATCCTTCTGCGCTATCGTCCAGATAAGGCAGAAAACAGCTGATAGGAAGCCCGCGCTTGCTACGACCAAAGCTAAGAATAGGAGTACTATAAGATAGCCAATGACGGCTGCTGTACTCATACAAACGCTGAGCGTGCGCTGGATTGCTCCCAAAAGCCGAACTAACATAGGCGAACCTTTCCTGTGGTGATGCCTCATCGTCTCGCATGTAACTCTCCTGCAGACGTTTGATTCCCAATTCGTCAAACAGTGCGTCGCGAGAATAGTCTACCGTAATGCCATGTACCTTGCCTGGCGTCATACTTACTCCAATTAATTGTTATGTTATTTTACTTCGTCGAATATTTTCTTTTGCGCAGAATACCATTCAATCCAGGCATCTTGGCGGGTGCGACATTGGTGATATGTGCTGTAGTTTTTGTTGACAACGGTTAATACTTCAGAAAGTTTTGCGCCCTGCGGCGTCTGCAGCAGCTCAGGACAGGCTTCCATTAATTCAGCAGGAGCTGCTGGAAACTTGCGTGCCACAGGTACGGTGGTGGAAAACATGGAACAACCAGCCAGAGTCAGACACAATGCTGCAGTAATTATTCTCATCATTGTTTATCTCCTTGAGTGGGGTCTTGTGCAGATTGATTTAATATATCTATGGCCTCGGCCGGCAATTCTGGGCAAGCAGCATCAATGACTTTTTCAACTTCCTTGATCTTTTCCTGCACAACGTATTCTTTTTCTTTGATGACTCGAGTCTTGTATACTACCTTTTCTTGGATGACTGTATTGACCTTGGCGCTTTTGGCCTCAGCCTCGCGTACCTTGGCTTCCAATTCAGCTACGCGTGCGCGCCAGCTCATTTCCACGCCTACGCCGCCTTCGAAATACAGTCCGGCACACAACAATACAGTGCCGATGATGCGAACCACGCCGGCATATGATTTAATACCCGGTATCCACCCCGTAAGACTACCGATGACAAGCGCAACGGCTCCGGCCGCAGTAATGGCATGCACAGCCATTACTAGCCAGGCATCGGGGATAAAATTAAGCATCCACATTTGAATTCCTCCGCATTGGTTTCATGTATCACCTATTTATTAATTTCCTGCGTTTGTACCGGCTCGGTTACGTGGTCGAAATTCATGATGCTGGGAAATAATTTTGCAATCTCCCAGGCGCACTGATGAGCCAGTTCGCGATGTTCCTTCTGTGTGCCAGCTTCGGTGCGCACATCGATGTAGTGCAGCCAGCTGCGCAGGGTACCGTTGACATAGAGCCGACTCAGGGTCAGTCCCTCGGGCAAAATGGCTCGAGCCTGTTCTTTGGCCATGCCGTTCTCTATGGCCCATTGATAGGTTGCATCCACCCAGTCAATGAGTTCCTTCTGTTTCTTTTCCCACTGATGCGCAAAATAGGCCTGTTCGATGTTGTCTTTGTCGATCTCTATGCTGTTTTGTCGATTGGCGGGATCCTGCAGGCGAGCTTTGCGAGTTTGAAAATTAAATCCCGAACCACCGAGTTCGCTGATGTTGGCATAGCGTTGACTGAACTCCTGGAAACTAAAGCTTCGATGTCTGAGCAGCTGGCGCGCAATGTCACGTGTAGTCTGTATCTCCAGACATACATTGACCATCTCAAACGGGCTCCAGTGTCGATGCTTCACCAGATAACGAATCAATCGCTCCGATGTTTCGGTGTTGTGTTGATTGCCGGGATTGCTGACTCTGGCACAATAGGCTACTAGCTCCTGCAGATCTTTTGTTATACCGCCGCCGGGAAAATGCTGATGTTGATTACTATAACTTACAATCTGAACATTGGCCATGCTATACTCGCTTCCATACATTAAACTGAGCCTGCGCTCGCAGACCCACAAAGGTGTTGTCGTCAACAATTTCTGCCAATCTACGCTGCGATAGATCTGGATTGGCCAGCACTACATCGTTGATGTCCTTGCAGCCTTGAAATCTGCTGGGCCAGATGAACACCCTGTGCCCGGCTTCGATTATGCGTCGGTACACGGCCACTACTTCGCGGTTGCGGGGCTGGTTGTCAATGATGACGGTCAGTCTTCGATCATCAACTCCGAGATCAGCAAGCCGATGAAAGCCAGTGCCACCAACAGCAACAGCGTTAGGAAGAAATAGGCTATCAATGGGTCCTTCTACTGCATACACAGTGGTTAGGGGATTGACATGCTCCCAACCAAAAATCTGCGGAGCGTCTTCGTCGATGCGCACTGTTATATATCTTAAACTCTCACCCTGCAGGGCTCGACAGGTAACGCCTACTAATTTTCCCGCTTGGTCTCTGAAGGGCAGCACCAGGCGTGGCTCCGAAGTTTTTATCTTGTCACGCATCCGATCGCTGAGTTGTGCGATGTTGCGCATGTCGTCGATGAAGTATAAACGATTCAGCTGATATTTCGGTATGCGACGATCTTCACAGAACTTTCGAGCCAGATGATCTTCGGGCAATGTATCAACTCGGGGCAAGAGCTCGTCCAACAACGTGGGTGCAGGCTCTTCTTCGTCAAAGCTGAATTTGGGTTCAGTGAACATGGCCTTCAATTGGTCTTCGGGATTGCTGTGCGCTCGTCGATTTTCTCCGTTGGCATAGCGTTCCAGGGCATACTCTCGATAGAGGTTGCTGTTGAACTGTTTTAGAAATGTACCGAAGTGCTGACTGGCTTCGCAGTTGTGACATTTGTAGAACAGATCATTGGTTTGTCGATAGAAATAACCGCGAGCTCGATTCTTTTTGCGAGAACTGTCGCCGCAGATCGGACAACGACAGTTCCAGAGATGCTGACTCTTTTGCCGAAACAGTTCGAGCTGATGACCGATCATGCCGAGATATTTGATATCGATGTATAAACTCATAGATTAAAAAAGGCTCCACTAAGAGCCTTTATTATATAGATATTTTATGCTAGAGTCAATATTATTTTACGCTGATTTCTACTACCTGTAGTATCTTGTTCATCAAGAAGCCACCCACAATGCCGGCTCCCACCAACATGTAGCGCCAGCGTTCCAAGGCGGAAATTCGTTCGTCTAGTTTGCTCTGCTTGTCGTTGTGGTACTTCTGATCTTCTTTGAGTTCGTGTTTTAGGTCTTCGATGCCGGTTAAAACGGTTTTCTGCACTTCGCTGATTTCCTGACTGAGTTCGCGGGTAGTGGTGGTGATGCGACTATGCAGTTCTTTGATGTCTTCGTTCATTTCATGTCTGCGCTTTTCTAAAAGGTCAAGGATGTCGCTGGTGGCCTTTTCACCACGCTCCAGCCGCTGATCGTGCACCGCCAGTATCTTGCCGATGTCCGCAGTAACGTCGGTGATCTTTTCTATGGCTCGTTCCAGACGATCCACGACCTGGGCTGCTTGATCCAGTTCCTGTTCGATGACGGCTAGTTGTGTTTCCACGCTCATGGTTGTATATTTATCGTTTACTTAACTTCAATCCATTTTAAACTGGCTCGAGCATTGACGCTGGCACCCAGGGGATAACCCACGATGACAAATATCTGACTGTCAGTGGCACTGTGATTCTGGAAAATTACACTGTTGCGGTTCTCCGATGGTTCGCTAATGGCCACACCAAACTTGTTGTTCTGTGCGCCAGTAACGAACTGATCGTCGATGATCATGGCCGTATTGGCCCAACTGGTGGTTAAAGCGAAATCCTGGATATACTCACACCAACCCAGACCCGGTACTGCGGTCCAGGTTACCGTACTGCTGATGGATGATGAATTTTGCAGAACTGCAATCTTAAAATTCATGTCTTGATCTGCACTGGCACTGTAGCGTTTCAATCGAGCCAAAGCATGCAGGGGTTTACCATTGACCACGGTATTTTTTAGTCTCACTGCCAACAAACCGCGGCCATACACAGCGTTCGACGAAGTTACACTGACGGTTGCTCCATCGGTGCTGACAGCGCGAATGAATCCAGTTTCAAAGTCTGCGCCCTCGGCCTGCACGCTGCCGCAGATCGACGTCAGGGTATGACTAGTAGTCTGAGCTGTGGTGTTGCGAATTTCCCAGCGTAATGGTAGACTGGGCTGCGACATGTAGGGAACATCGGCAGTACGATTGGCATGCTCAAAATGATGTACATTGATGGATATGCCGTCGATGACAAACCCCACACGAGCTCGACCCACACCCAACCATTGATAGTCAATGCTTAAAATCTGAGCCTTGGTCCAGTCTGCAGTAATGCCGCTCTGATTATATTCCGTCATGCTGCCGTCCAGCCGATCCGCATTCCAGGCTGATTGAGGAACTATTTCACGATCCACGCCTCGATTGCGAATCACCATTTCTGCCACACCGTCGCGCCGACGGAAGAAAATGCCGTTGTCGGCGTCGAACAATCCTGCGCTCTGCGACACACCAACCACGCTGGTGTCCATGACAAATGTCATGAGCGCAAAATGACCGGTGCCAGGAATATAGGGATGGTACTGCTTGGTCTGCACAAACGCCAGACTGCCGCTGGTGGTGTTGACCGTGGAGACAATGCTGATGCTGGTGTAGTTCAGGGCAATGGTGGCACCGTTGCTGGTGACATAGTCCATTTCATAGGTAGTGCCGCTGCCGTACATGATGCGATAGTCGCCCAGGATGCGGCTGTCGGCTGTGCGCAGTCGTCCAAAAGCTGAAATATTTTCACTGTCGTCGTAGCGTATTTTGTCGTCAAAAAGATAGGTCATATGATTCTCCAGCCATTGTTGTGGTAAACCAACTGCACGGCTCCGTTGTTGATGCGAATTTCTGCGCCATTGGGGTCATTGTCTATGTTGCCTACTATGGCTATGGGTGTGAGCTGTGCATGACCGCTTTCGTCTTTGATCACCACCACACGCCCTTCTTTGACATTGCTACCAATAGCAGGTAAGGTAATGTAGGTCTTGACTGTGCTGCTGACGCCGATGTAGTAATCTTTACGCCCTATGGTGTAGTCACCAGTAACACTTTTAGCTGGTATGTCCAGATTGTAGATCTGCGCTGCGCCACCGCCTGGACCTGTGGCTGCTATGCGGCTTACCCATTCGCGCAGATATTTAATCTCCTGCAGCACATCCTTCTGTGGCTGAGCCAACACGGGCTCGGGCGCCACCACACCGCTCTCGGCAATTACTCGGGCGACTTTATGGGCAATGGATTCGGCAATGGGGGTCTGGACTGGCTGGGGATGGGGTTCGCTGGGCTGCTCGGTGGGCTCGGGTGGCGACTCGGGCGGTGACTGAACCAACTCATGTTGTTCTCCCCAGATTTGTTGTAGGTCCTCGGCTATGCGCTGACGTATTTCTGCTTCACGAATTGTAATACAACGTTCCTCTTCTTCGAGGCGCGCAATCTCTTCAACCAGTCCTGGTGCAGGAGGCTGTCCAAATCGCTGGGCCAGTGCCAGCAGTGCTCGCTTCTCCTGCAGCTTGTTCATTGTTTCTTGGCTGCACGTGTTTTCTTGACTGCGGGTTTCTTGGGCTGTGCTTTTTCTTTCTTGGGTGCAGTTACCTTGTTGGCCACAGCCTTGGCAATCTGTTCAGCCTGTGGGCTGGGTTCTACTGGTGCGGCACGCTCGGGTTGCGGCATGCTGTCTACCTTCTTGGCCAGCAGACTTTCATCTATGGGCTTGATGCGAAATAAATCAATGATGGCTTTAAACATTAGGCTTCTTCCTTCTTGCAAGTTTTTTACCAAGTCGCAGATCACGACCCGCCAGATTGGGATTGGGGTCCGGCACACCCTGTGCTGAGAATCCACCACCCACACTATTTACCACAGTAAAATCTTCTAGATGCATTTTAAATGACTTCATGCCGCGAAAAAAGTTTTCTACTTCCTGCATTTCTACTGCATATTCTATGCCCTCGTTCAGTGATTTAAAACGAGCTTCGAATGCACTGGGCAGAGGTTCTGAATCTTTGTCATAGTGTTCTTTGATCAGTGCCAGAGCAGTGGCAAAGCTGGCCAGCTTGCTGTTCTCGAACGGCACCTTTTCTATGATGCGTTTCATGCGCCAGACTAAACGGTCCAGCAGGGTATAGGCATCACGTTCTTCTGGTGAGTTCAGTGTACCAAACTTGCGCAGGATCTTGCCTTTTTCGTCAATGATGCCCAGACGATAGGCCTCGGTTTCATTGAAAGGAGTTGCCAGCTTGCGCAGTATGCGATAAACTATGACGGCATCAACAAATCGTGACATTAGATCTTCCTTAGCAGGTCCACTAGATTGCTGTCCAGTGGTATTTCACTTTCTGGCATACTCATACCATTGCTGACTGTCACCGTACGTGGCATGTAGTTCAGGAACACCAGAAAAGTTTTTAGCTCGGGCCAGAGACTTTCCTGTATCTTGAAGAACAGCATTTTACTGGCAGCGTCAACACCAAACACATTGTAAAAGACTATGAGATGGTTGATGATCAGACGTTCTTTGATGTCTCCGGTCTGACGATATCTACCCAACAATCTTTTGATGTAGCGCAGACGTTTAAGGTCGTCCTGAAAGTCTCGCAAACCACGACAACCTGGATTGTCGTAGTTCTTGATGGCATACATCAAAAAGTTCTCATTAGTCAATTTGAACATATCAAATAGTAAATAGTCTGGCACTCCAACGCAGATGCACCGTGGTGCTGGTATCCTGTG